GATAAGCCGAATCATAACGCAGAACACAGCCCGCCAGCCCGGCACGGAGCGCACCTGCAGCATCGCCGCCGACAAACGCATCGCGCCAGCCGGTGTTAGACCAAAAGTGGTCAGTCACGAATGCGCTGGTTGATGCTCCACCGTCTATGGTGCGCACCAAGAACACGTTTTCTACAAACTGCCAGTTCTTGATTGCGTCGTCATTCGCAACAGGCATGGTTCCACCGATAGCGCTGTAACCTGCTGACGTGTCATCGGCATACACCGTTTCATCGTTGCTCACGTATGATTGTCGATTTTGCGGGTTCCACCCATCGACGTAGTTCCACACGTTGCCCCACGGGTTTTCAATCCCACGGTAGGACACCCAAGGATCACCGTCAGCATCGTCAATGCCACCTGACCCGTTGCCGATAACATTACTCAGCCCCGGTGCTTCGGTAGGTGAGTCGTTCTGATTGCTGCTTGAAGCAGGGTAACTGCGGTCTACGTTACCGCGTCCCAGCACGCCCTGACTGTTCCAGGTTCCATACTCGGTGATGAACAGCATCATCACTGCCTGGTACTGCCAGAAGTCGTAAAGCTGGAACCCGGCGTTATCTGCCAGGGTGCGGAACTCATTCCGCGTCAGACCAACCATCGGGAAGTTGCCCGTGGCAACGGACGCCAGCAGGTCTTCACCGAGTGTCACGCGGCTTGTGTTGTTGTCGAGGTTCAGGCCGTTGATGTATCCTCCCGCGCTGTTGTCATAGACAATCGCATCATAGGCACCGATGTAGGTCAGCTCAATGCCGCCTTCAAATGCCGGATGCAGAGTGTAACCCGCCAGCGGTACAGGCGAGACAGACCACGTTGCCACGTTGCCAACAAACTCGGTACGCACGTAGAACGGCGCAATCTCCACCATCACTTGACCATCAGTGCCGTCAAGATTAGCCGGTGTTTCACCGTCCGCCTGCAGCGTGCTGTCATATTCGTCAAGATAGTATTGCACCACGCCATCGCTATTCACCACGCAACGCCGCATGGACTCATGCGCAGCGGTTGCCTTTGGCTCACCTGTCCAAGTGTCGGTTAACATGTTCCATGAGACAGTCGCGGCTTCTTCGCTATAGACAATCGCTTCCATATCATCCACGCGCCCCACCGTTTCATCAATCGCGCCCTGTATGTCTTCGGCTGTCAGTGAACTGTCAGAAGGGTCATAAGTCAGGTTGGTGGCTGCGTGTGCTTCCTCAGACTCCAAGTGTTCAGTAAGCTCCTGCTGGCGCACAGGGTGCGTCGGTGCAGTCGGTGCAGCTACGTCAAACGTGCCATCTTCATCACGCTGCACCAGTGTGTCAGGTAATGCTTCACTGGTCGCGTCGTCAGGAGCCAGCACGCTGCCCCACTGCTCACTTGCTGCGGCTGGTTCATCGGTTGGCTCGTCAATCTGTGAAATCCAGATACGCCCCTGGTGGATACAAGCCGAGTCAGTGTAATAGAGCTGTTCGCTATTCCATTCAGCAATGCCCATCTGGTGCAGGTAGGACAGCAGTTGCGTAGTGGTGTAGCCCAGCGCGTTGAAGTCCTGCAGGGTAGGTGCGTCAGTCGGTGAGACGATCCCCCAGCCACGAAGGAACAGCGCGTTAATCTGTGCCGTCAGTGAGTCGTCAAAGTTTTCAGTACCGAATACGGTACGCTCCTGTCCCAGCGCTTCAGAAGCGAATGCGTCAAGGTTTCCGCCATAGCGGTCAATTTTAGCCATTAGTTACTTTCCTCGCAAAGATGCCGCCTACTCTTGTAGGATCAAAACGATCAGCAAACCCTATGCTGTTGGGGTTGTTGTCGAACCCGAATGTTACACCGGGTTCGGCCTGTATCACAAAGCTATAACGCACGCCCTGGGGTTTAGGTAGCAATCCCAACTGGCGGATCAGCCGCAATTCATCCAGCGACACTGACGGACTGACGTACAGCGTCAAGCTCATGTCTTGGTTATCGACAACGTAAGCACGCCCGCCGAATGCCTGGTTGATCACGTCCTGAATGCTGATTCGTTCATCAGATGCGATGTAAGCACTGGTGACGTTCAACGACACCTTAGCGCGAATCAGTCGCCGGTACTGGTTATCAGTGAGCTGCTGACTGGTGTATTGCGGTTCAAAGCGACGTGCGATCGGTGCCCCTTCTCGCAGATCATTGAAACGGTCGGCAAAGCCCCGGCTGTTAGGGTTAATGTCAAAGCCGAAGGTTGTCCGCGTTAGCACGGCGGGAACGATACGCGGCACGCCTGCAATCTTGCCTAGTATGTCAAGCTGCGCACCACGGGCATTATCAAGGTCGAACTCAATTTCAAACGCTTGCAGCAGATCAACGATCTTCTGCCACATGCGCATCTTGAGTTCGACTTCCGCCCGCGCCTTGGGCTTCTCCCAATACTGTTTAATCAGCAGCAGGGTGTACTGTTCGACAAAGCTCACGGGATGACCTCGGTGCTATTAATGTTGCCGACTTCAATCACGTACTTCTGATCAAGTTCCGGGTCTAGCTTTCCATCTGTCCAGGTAGTACCGCCGTCATCGCTGATCATCAGATCAGTGACGATGTAACCCGTTCCAGCACCGTAAGCGTTTTCGTACAGCTCGCCTGCCTGAATGGATTCACCGATGACCAATTCACGCTCAGCGATTTGTTGCCTGATCAGTTCAACGTCAATCGGGATATTGGTTTGCTTGCGAGTCGCCACCAGCCGTATATGCAGATCGACATAACGCGGACGGTCAAAGCGCATAGTGTGAATCATGTAGAATTCACGCCCGTTGGGTCGAATCAGAGTTTCCGTGTAGGTGCCTACAACATCGCCCATGGTGCGACTACCGCTTGTGCGCTGCTTCACCAGCGTCTCTACAATGTCTTCAACGGTGCCGTTCTCAACGATTGCCCACACGGTGTTCGCGGTGATGCCAGTGACAGGATCATCAAACGGCATGTCATTCTCATACACCACCAGATCAGTCACGCCCGGAAGGTTCGCCAGCTTGGCATACAATGCCCCTACCGTAGAGTAAGCAGGGTTCTCCAGGCTGCGGTTACGCCGCTTGCGGAATTCTTCATCTGTTTCTTCATCGCGCCCCGGCACCGCATCAACAGCAGCAGTCAGTGATACCACACCGCGTACAAACGTCACTTCTTCAAGTTCAGCGCCAGCAGTGCCGCTAATCTCGCCGAAGTTTTCCGCTTGGAATGTCACCGTGTTAGCGCCAGGCTGCAGCTCCACTGCTTCAGGAATCAGCCATTTCTGCCCCAGCTCGTCTTCGATGGTGTAATCTGCCTGCAGCGTGACAGGACGATCTACGATGATAATCAAGTCCCATTGCGACCGAGTACCGGGGCGCGGGAAGATACCTGACAGTTTGCTGATTTTGCGAATGCCTTGACCGAATGCAAAATCAGGGTCAAAGCTATTCGCCAGTGCAACGCAGAATTGCTGCACATCCAGTAGGGTGCGCGACTCAATACCGACACGTTGACCATCCGGTGACTCTTGAGACAGGTTGATATCCTGCCCGTAAATATCGCGGTAGCCTTGCGCCAGCTCGCTGAATATTTCATCGAAGGTCTGAATGCTGACGCCGTTGCTTGTGAATTCTGGTTTCATACTTCGACCGCCTCATTGACCGTCTGCTGAATGTTGAAAATATCCTCATAACCAAGGGTAATCGTAGCACGCCTGTCGATACGGTTATGCACTATGTCCAAGTGAGTCAGACGCACCACACCATCAGTCGCCAGGGTAACGCGCTCCACTTCACGCAATACCTGTTCCCGGCTGCCACGCTGCCCCAGCAGTTCAATCCATGCAATGTTCGCACGCACGTCAAGAAACCAGTCACCACGAAATGAGCGAATGCGTGTGACCACGTTCTGCCGGATCGCGTCACTGTCCTGTACATACACGGCATGACCACGCCCAAAGCGCCAGTCTCCAAACCGATCCAGTCCCGAAACTTTCATTGCGGCCCTCCTGTTGGCCCGCCGTTATCGTTTTCAGGGTGAACGTGCGTGCCGAAGTTAATACCGCCGATGGTGGCAGCGGGAACTGTCAGTGTGCCCGTGCAGTTGATATCACCGTTCACTGTCAAGTTACCGTTGATCGTCACATCACCATTGACGGTCTGGTCACCTGTCTGCGTTCTGTTACCATCATGTACATAGTTGCCCTGCTGGTATGTGTCGCCAATATGCGTGATGACCTTGGGTATCAGTATCGCAGCAGCAGCAGGATTAACACCCACCAGCGCGAAACCGTCTGAATAATCGTGCATCCGCATTTCAAGCGGCGGCTGGAAATCACTTCCAGCGTACCAGCGGTCAAAGCAGCGCTCAGTTATCAGCAGCAGGCAACTATTACCCGGTGCAATGGGATGCGCGGTGTAGCTGCTACCGCCCTGCAGGAACACTGGCGGCACTTCGATAAATTCAGGCAGCGCTATAGACTCACCATTCACAACGCGGTTAATGACAGGACGGCAATTCACCGTAGTGTCATGCACGACCGTGACGCGGGCAACAACGATGGTGTGCAGGTTTGCCAGCGCTTCAAATATCTTGTCATCCAGTACTTGGTACAGTTCTTCACTCATTGCCGACTACCTTATAATTGGGCGCTCGTTTCGCAGTGACGGTCTGCATCCAATCATTGCCCGTATAGTCGCCAGAATAATTGATTTGGTCGATTCGATATACTCCGTTAAGGTCTAGCGCTGTTTTACTTTCCAGCTTGCATAACCCGGCTACCTTCAATGTGGGGTTCATGATCGTCTGAAACGTCACTTCGCCCTTGCTGGCCTGCGGTGTGTTCATCAGCCCGCTGCGTGCGGTTACCAACGGTGTCAGGTTGCTTCTGACCTCATTATCACGCAGTACGAACGCCTGTTCATCGTCAATGAAGAACCGCTCATCAGGGTCAAGCATGTTGGTTATCAGGCGTGCGCTGTTGCCCACCAGCACCTTGGGTCTGACCAACTCCGCGTGTTCTGTGATCGCGCCTTCTGTGGTGTGGGTCATGTCACCCAGCGCCGCACGTATCGCCTGATCCTTCCCGCGCACCACGGCACTGGTGAAGCTACCCAGCGCATCAGCACCACCATCCAGGCATTCAATGGTGTTCACGAAGTCCGCACCTTCACGCGCATGCTCGCCTTTATGCACCGATCCACGGAACAGCAACTGCTGACGCCCCTGGTAACCTACCGACAATTCAAGCGGAAGATATTCATCGTCGTCTTCATCCTTTGCCAGCGCTACACGGTTGGAGTGCCGCAAGTTCCACACTTTCAGAATCAGCTTGTTCAGCGTTACGTCAGTGCTTTTCGTAGCACTGAAGGTAATTGCTATTGGCGGTGTGATGATTACCGCCCGCCCGCCTATGCCGATGGTCAGGCGGTAATCACGGATGAACAGGTTCATTCTGGCACCTCAAGACCGCGCACCTGCTCCATTTCTGCAGGTGTAATGTAATAAAGCTCACAGCGTCCTGTCTCGAAGTCGTCACGCCGGAACGGGTCAATGCCGGTATCGTCTGTCAGCACCACGGTGAAATCGAACGGATAGTTGAAGTTGCGTAAGTGATGCACACCAGCACTCAGCTTGATGCCGTTCTGATCGTCGCCACGATATGACACGTCCATGATCCAGATTTGCACAGCAGGCAAGAAACGCAGCACCAAGATTACCTGTCATTCGTCGATCAACAGGGTGTGACGCTGGTGAGGGTCTGCCGTGATGTT